CTAATTAGCTCGTACAACTGGCACATCTGCAAGCCGTGTCGTATAGCACGGTGACAGCATTTCCCGCTTCATCTGCCACGACTGCTGGATACCCTGCCCCGCAAAATACAGGGTTCCCCGGCCCTGCTGGTTCAATTTGTCCATCAGTGACATCAGCGCCTCGCTGTTCGCGCGCGGCGCGTTCTCGTCAAACAGATTCAGCTGCGCCACGCCCTGGCTGAAAAAGTCACCCAGCATAACGCCCGCTTTCTGGTACCGGTGGCCGTCGCGCCAGACCGCATCGAGGCAGCACGTCGCCGCGGCAATTATGTCGCGCGTGTCCTGTGTGGGCGTCAGCAGCTTAGTCCCGGCGTGGTTGCCGTAATACGGTTCAGCAGAGAACGGCGACGTTTTCACGAACACCGAAATGTACCGGCAGAACTGATGTTCGCCGCGGAGCTTCTCCGCCGCGCGCGCCGCATAGCTGCAGATAGCCTGGCGCATCGCTTCATAGTCGGTGATTCGCTCCCCGAATGACCGGCTGCAGACGATTTCCTGTTTCGCCGGGGCAAACTCCTCGATTTCCAGACAGGGTTCGCCGCGCAACTCGCGCACGGTGCGCTCCAGCACGACGTTAAAATGTTTGCGGATAAAGCGGATATCGGTATCGCATAGCTGCAGTGCATTTTTAATACTCATTGCCTCCAGCTTTCTGGCAATACGCCGACCGACGCCCCAGACTTCCTCCACCGGCATCAGCGCCATCAGCCGCCGCTGGCGCGCCTGGTTTGAAAGGTCCACCACCCCGCCTGTCTGCGGCCACTCTTTGGCCGCGCGGTTAGCGAGTTTAGCCAGCGTCTTTGTCTGGGCGATACCGACACCACAATGGATCCGGGTGTTGCGCCGGACGGTGTCGCGTATCTCCCGGCCAAAATCAGCCAGGTCCCTGCAGTTCCGCACTCCCGTCAGGTCGCAGAAAGCCTCATCGATGCTGTATATCTCAACGCGCGGACACATTTCCTCAAGCGTCGTCATCACCCGCTGGCTCATATCACCGTAAAGTTCATAGTTGCTGGAAAAGGCAATGATCCGCTGAGGGAACTGCATCTCGCGCAACTGGAACCAGGGCATGCCCATTTTTATGCCAAGCGCTTTGGCTTCGCGGCTGCGCGCTATCACGCAGCCGTCGTTATTGGAAAGCGCCACGATCGGCTGACCGACAAGATCGGGACGGAATGCCGTCTCGCAGCTCGTGTAAAACGAGTTCATATCAACCAGCGCGAACATTGCGGTGCAGGGTATTTATAACGCAAATGACAACGCCGACGATTTCGAGGTCGTCGGCGTCATAAACAGCAATAGGCGGGTAAGCCGGGTTCTCTGCGCGCAGCTGCGCCACCGGGTACGTCACCAGCCTTTTCACGGTAAACTCCCCGCCGATATTGGCGACGACGATGTCGTTATGCTTCGCGTGCAGACTGAAGTCCACCAGCAAAAGCGAGCCGTCAAGAATGCCAGCGTCGCGCATCGAGTCGCCGGCAACCCGCAGGACATAGGTGGATGATGGATGTGCAATAAGGTGGGAAACGAGGTCAATGCCACTGTCGATATAATCGGCAGCGGGACTCGGAAAGCCTGCTGAAATCAGGTCTGCATAGAATGGGATGTTGACTGGCGTAACCGGCCAGACGAGGGGGTGTATTTTCATTATGTACCTCCCGGTAAAATTACTGTGTATTTATACAGTAGTTTCAGGAGGTAACGAAATCAAGACGAAGCGGCCTATTAATCGTAACGGCTGGAATTTTTTTGTATTTCAAATTCGGCCCGGTTCTAAACAATGCGAATTATAATAAATACCTTTGGATACAGGACTTTACCACGACATATCTGCGCTCACAGGTCACATGACGCTAAAACATGCAAAGCTGTGCAAACCGGTGCAAAGCCTTGCGTGTCTCACTTCTGTCCCACCTGTAGCTAAGCGCAAGACGAATCGACACCTTCCGAGGTGTTGAGTTGTTTTGCGCTAATTTTTTGCCCCATGCATGCCACATAGATTGCTTTCAAGGCGCTATGGGCCATGAGATATCAGGAGCGGAAGTCGTGTCTATACGACTTAATAACACTCTGAATTTTTTCAAGGCTAAAAGTCTTGTTGTCTCATCTTCTGTTGCCATGTCAAGATCAACAGCATCCTGAAGGAGTGATATCTCGTTGCTTGCTTCATTCATCAGCATCGTTTTCCTTTCTACTGCCTCTTTCTGCTGAATATCTTTGAGTGCTTTATCGTCGGGTAGCCACTTTTCTCCATCCCAAAACTCCCATGCCCGAGGAGGACCAGACAAAGTAAACCCATCAGGAATGTCTCCAGGCTCATTTATAATAATGGTCTTGCTTTTGTCAGTAGAGTAGGCTGTCTTGCCACGATAATCTGAGGTGATAATCCATTCAGATCCATTCGCATTTCTGATTATCGCCTTTCCCTCTTGCAGAGGCGGCGGCGCGTCGAGGTATGCGCCAGCTGGAAGTCCCGTTCCTCTACTTATCATGACTTCAGAGGTGCCTATGTATTCCCCATTGATGTCTGCAATATAAACTTTTTGGATGAAATCTTGTTCAGCAAAACCATCTGAATTGAATACCATTACGAAGCCCTCACTATCATATTCCAGACTATGTTTCTCATTCTGACTTCTGCTGAGTTTCCACGACCATAAGAAGGACTTGATTTTGATGCATCAATGGTTGCAGTCACGCTACGAAGGAAAGTTGTGTCACTCGTTATTGTGTACGCAGCTGCAACGCCTCCTGCGCACGTTATCGCGCCTGTGCCAAATCCTCTGGAATCAACCGATGGCGCAAAAGACCCTACAATATTAGGAGCTGCGTCCAGTTGTTCCGAAAGCATTGCCCTCCCCTGATCTACTCCCCTGCCATCATCAAATCCCCTGACTACGTTAGCACGCATATCGGGAAGAACGCCTGTCGTATAAATAGAAGCTAATTTTGGGTATAGCGTTTTATCGAATGATGCCCCATTCAACCTGAGGTATTTAATTCCAAGAGTTGAGTTGTCAGGAAGATTTAAAGAAGGCCACACTAACATCGACCCCACAGGTGAAAGAGCGTCAACCATATCTTTAATGCTATTCAATGATGGGCCAGTCCATGAGCTACCGTCTGATAGAGTGACAGTAATATTACCTGCGCCTGAAAACATTTGCTGCCAGTTTGTTTTGTCCAGGTTAAGTCCACGTAAGGCTTCGGCGGTCTGTGAGGCAAGTGACGCGGTAATTAAGCTCTGTGCTTCCTGAGGAACGGCAAACCAGGAGACGCCACTCTGAGTCGGTCCAGTGTAATTACTAACCAGGGTGAGTTGAGTGTTTCCTGAAATTGATTTAACCGGGAGTGTATAAGGCGTTCCGCCGATTTTGATCACGACCAGATCACCCGCTTTTAATTCCGTTGTGAATGATGTTCCAGTACCAATAATCGCTGCTGATTTATTTGTAAGCGTAAGAGTGCCTGCCGACATGGTATTCTCCTGAAAAAACCGCCATAACGATGCTGCTTAATACATGCTTTCAAGCAGTAAGATATTTGTAGAGCTGACAATATCGAACATCACCGGATAGTCACTTGTCCAGAAAGTAGCGACGTAGCCACGGCCGATCCGCACCGCGTTTCCGCTTCTGACGATCCCGCAATATTTCGCGTAACACCAGCCGCCCTGAATATCAGACTTCGCGCCATAGCGACCCAGCATAATGAAACGGTTGCCAATGTCCGTTGACGTTTTCGATGCACGGAAATACGCATTGCTGTATAAAAAAGGGCGGCGCGTTGTAGAGAATGTGCACTGACCCGCTGCATTAAAAAAGTTAAGGCCGGGTCCCGCAACGGGTGCCGCACCCGCCGCAAATATCACGATGTCCATGGTGACTGTAGCGTTCACATTTGCGCCGTTACGCTCCAGTGTGGCGATGACTCTGTTGCCATCATATTCAACCGTCACACCATCGGCGCTCCATTTACCAAAAACCAGATAAGTTCCACGAGCAAACCCGGTGTCGGGCGGTGTCCACGAGCCGGTAAAAGTGACTCGTCCGCGCCATGCACACTGACCCACAACGCTGCCATTCGTGATAGTGGTAAAATCTGTACTGTCAGAAATAAATAACCCGGCACGACCGGACTGAGACGCTGGCATTATCTGCCACATCGTTCCGGGCCAGAGAATATCGTTATAGCCTTTTGCGCTGTACCACGACGAAATAGTCATGCTGCCACCATTCTGGGCGGCTCCGCTAAGGCAACCTACATCCGGAACGAGACTTGTTCCGGTTTGATAAATTCTGGCAGTTTCGTGCGGGGCATAGACCAGGGTGGCACCAGCCACATAACCCGGTGCGTTATATATGTTTCCTGATCCTCCTACTGTCCCGCACCAGGAGGGGCAACGAAGCCCGGCCGTGATTTCCATTACCGGACCGCCGTCATTTAAGTCAATCAGTAATCCACTGGGCATAATTACCAGCTCCCCAGAACAATACGGCCACCATTCGCCAGGTTTACGGTAACGCCAGCCCCGTCAATAACCACGTTGTTTCCGGGACCTGACATAGAGAAACGCCCTTCGGTTGCAATAATGGTTCCGCGCACTGTAACGGCATTGAACTCAGCATTACCCTCCTTACTGATATTCCAGCCAGTGCGACCTGCAACATAGTTATTCGACTGAATGAAATTGCCGATTTTGGCACTGGTAATGGTGCCATCCTGAATAAAGGCAGAGTTCATAAACACCTGCCCGCCCACCACAGCAAATGGCGAGAACTGGCTGGCACCGCTGCCGGTGGTCAGCACAAACTGATCGGCATTAAACGCAACACGCGTTACGACTGGCTGCCCGTCCTGCGCCAGCACCGCAATGCTCATGCCGGCGCTGTAGTAGTTGCCGTTAATCCGTACGCCTGCTTTCAGCGTATGAATGGCCGTGGCGCCACTGGCGTCCACTACGGCGGTAAGTTTGTCTTCCAGCGCGGCCGTGACACTGCCTATCTGCGCCTGGACCTGAGTGCTCATTTCCGCCAGAGCCTTATCAACGTCGGCGATAGTGGTTTTCACCACCAGAATATCGGCGCGCACTTCACCATACAGCTTCCACTGATGATCAGCCGTGGCGTTGTTCGCCAGCGCGTTCTGCATCACCGCCTCGATGTTAGTGTCGATTTGTTGCTGCAGCGCCTGGCCGTCGGCACTGGTGAGAAAATCCCCGTTAATATCACCCAGGTAATCCTCCGCGTTGTCGTTCGCCATGCCCCGCACCCAGCCGGTCCAGGCTGACTGATTCCCGATACGGTCCACCAGCCGTGCGCGGTACCAGAAGACTTGCCCCGCACGCAGGCCAAGCTGCGTGTAACTGTGCGCCGGATACGGCACATCCGAGAGCAGCAGCGCGTCGCTGCCGTCGGTCGCGGCGGCATACTGAATTTCGGTCATCAGCGTGTCGTCAGCACCGTCAGGGAAGTTCCAGTCGAGCTGGATTCCCCAGTTAATCGGCGTGGTGCGGAAGTTCAGCGGTACCGGCGGCTGCCCCACCTTGCCGGTCAGTGTCACTTCCACGCTGGTCTGCCAGACCGAGGCGACATCGCTGGCGTTTACGGCGCTGACGCGCGCCATGTACCGCCCGGCATAGATACCCTGCACCTCAAAGCCGAGCGAACTCGTGCGCGGCACGTTCACCCAGTCGCCGTTATCCTTACGCCACTGGCATTCATACGCCACGGCGCCGGGCGCAGCAGGCCAGGCGACACGCAGGGTTTCCACGCTGAGGTTCTGCACCACGCGGCTGTAACTGCTGAGGGTCACGGAGGCAGGCGGCGCCTGCACGCCCGGCGGAATGGCTGATACCGGACGCTCATCGAGCCGCGCGCCGGAATCAATGGCGGCATATTTATCCGGGTTGTGCTGCACGGCGCTGATGGTCCAGGTGCCGTCGTTATTGTCTTCAACGGACGTGACGCGGTACTGCTGGATTGCCACATCCTGCGCATCCACCGACCAGACCGCCTCGCGCTCCGGCGTTTCGCTGAATACCGCAGATACCGTGACGTTTGGGCCGCTGACCGCCTGAAGGGTACGGGCCTGTGATTTACCGGACGGCAGGTTGACGATAAGCCTGTCGCCTGCTTTTGCATCCGGCGTCCGGTCGAGCGTCAGCGCGCGACCGTTCACCTGACTGATACGCCCGCCCATCACCCGCCCGGACAGATACTGATCCGCCACGCCGATGATATGGCCCGGCAACGGGATCATGCCTTCCAGCCCGGTGGCGAAACTCACCATCCGGTCTTTAGCATTTGTCAGCAGTGCCCAGCGGCCGCGGCGGTTGGCCTCCGTGCGCCGCGTGCAGCCGATGGCGGAGATCTGCGTCTGGCGCACGCCGTAGCGCCGCACCAGATCAGGCTCCATCACCGCTTCCACTTCATCGGTGTAATGGTTCTCCGGGTTTGACCAGCTCACCATCGCCGTTGAATAACGGTTCTTCTCGCTGCCGCTGGCGTAGGAGAATTTGCCGTCAATTACGTTGGCGCGGGTGTAGACATACGTCATATCGCGCGGCATATCCGCCAGCGCGGCCAGCTGATTACCGGCCCAGTAGGTCATGCCGCGGAATATGCTCGCCAGGTCGCGCAGCACCGTAAACGCCTCGTTCTGGCTCTGGATATACACGTCGCAGAGAAAACGTGGCTCGGTACCGCTGCCGCCGGTACCGTCCGGCACGGGCTGATCGCAGTACTGCGCGATGCGATAGAGTTCCCACTTGTCCACCTGCGTCGCGTCCAGCCGGTCTCCGATCCCGAAACGGTCACTCAGCACCAGGTCGTAAAACACCCATGCGGGATTATTGCTCCAGGCCCATTTAAACGATCCGTCCCAGGTGCCGGAATAGGTGCGCGCCACCGGATCGTATGTCGTGGGCACGCGGATTTGCCGCCCGCGGGCGCGTACGCTGATCTGCGGAATATTGCTGAACTGCTTCGCGTTGAACGACACAAAGAGCAGCGCGGTGTTCGGGTAGCGCAGCTTTGCATCGATGATTTCGGAATACGCTTCGATGTTCGTCGTATCCACGATGCGGCTGGAAGTGCTGTCCGCCGTCGTCCGGCTCACACGAAGCTGCCAGCCGGTCCGGGCAGGCGGAAGGTCAATGCGATGGCTGCGCTCATAAAGCGAGGTGGTTTTACCGTCGAACGCGCTGTTCAGCACTGTGACATACCCGCCGCCGTCTGTGGACAGCTCAATTTTGTATTCGACGCGGTAGCCTACCACATCCCCGTTGTCCTTCATGCGCTGCAGTGAAGGCACACCGAGACGTACCCGGACCGCAGAGAGCTGCGTGTTGCTGATGGCACGCGTCCACGGCTGTGTGGCTTTAAGCTGAGTGTTAATGGTGATTTCATTTTCCACCGACGGTATGCCGGGAATGTAATCCTGCGTCTGGGTACCCGGACGAAATTCCCATTTCACATCGGGAAAATTAAGCGTGCCGTCGGCGCTGCGGATCGGGGTACCGTCGAGGAAAATATCTTTATCCGTCAGGCCGCCGGCGAACTCCCCCTCGCCCAGGGCCAGCAGTATTTTGGCCGTCGCGATCGACTGTAATGAATCAGGAGACTCCCGCGGTGTGCGTGAATTACCACCGCCACCCTTTTTACCGGTTATTTTTTCCATACTGCGCCCATAAAAAAAAGCGCCCGCAGGCGCCATTATCAGACCGGTTTTCACTGGTCGTTGGTGTAGATGCCGGCAGAGACAATCGCGCCGCCGATTTCGCGCTCGCCATACAGGAGCCCGACGGGGTTACCCATTGCCGTGGTATTCACGGGCCCACCGAACGCATAGCTCGGCGCGTTATCGGGGTCCTGCCGCGATGCCAGCCCGCCGGGCTGCGGTGACAGCATCTGCACCACGCCGCCAATCATCATCGAACCGCCCATAAGGCCAATACTCATCGCCGTGCTGCCTGCGATGGCACCGATACCCACAGGGCCAAGAGCAAGCGCTCCCACCACCAGCACGGCACCAAGAATGGTCTGCAGCACACCGCCACGCTTGCTTCCGGCAATCACCGGCGCGATGCGGATATCCTCTTCGCCGCTGTTATGCTTCAGCTCGTCCTGGCCGATGTTCTTTTTCCCCCGGAACACGGCAAAGCGCAGGCCGCGCAGGTGCGCCGTCTGCATGTACTGCTCAAAACCCGGAATAATGACCGACAGCGCGCGACAGGCTTCTGCAGGGCTGGTAATCACCAGCCGGTGCTCGCGACCGAACCGCGCGCCAAGCGCGCCGTACAGCCGCACCGTTTTCAGTTCGTTCATGGCAGATCCTTGTGTCTGACAATTTTAATCGTGCGCTCGCGCAGATAGCCGCCGTAAGGCGTTGCGCAGGAGAGCTGGCCGTACAGATGATGCAGCAGCTGGTTACCTTCCAGCAGAATACCGGCATGATTCACCACCGACGCGGATACCTGCATCAGCACCATGTCGCCGGGGCGCGGCTCTGTGACCTCGCGGAACCCCTCGGCATACCAGTTATCCATATAGAGATTTTCTCCCCGCTCCCACCACGGGTAATCCACGCTGTAGTTGCGAAGCGTCACACCCTGCCGGCGGTGCCAGTCCATCACCAGCGACCAGCAGTCGGCATAACCCAGTTCAAAGGCGCGCCCTTCCAGCGGCCGTTCGCCGCGGGGCGCAATGGTGCGCAGGTCGCCTTCCGGCCAGGATACGATTACCCAGGGGATGCCGTGAGCATCGCACTGCAGCTGGTCAAGCTCGCTCGGCTGGGTGGTGGCGCCGTCGCCCGGGTGGGAATGCACAATGGCGGTGACGGTGCCCCAGTCTTCCGCGGCCGCGTAATCCTCCGGCGACAGCTCAAACTGCTCCTCCGGCGCGCCGGTGATGTTCCGGCACGGGAAATACCGCTCGACGCGGCTTTTCTGCGCCACCAGGCCGCAGCTCTCGCGCGGGTATTCCGCCGCAGCATGCGCCAGAATGTCGGCAATGGTTTTATCGCGCATGGTTACCTCCGGATCAGGCTGGCCCCCGGAAAGCCGCCGAAATCGAGCCGGGCATCCGAACCAAAGCGTTTTTTACAGTCGGTCAGCAGGCCCGAGCATTTATCCTGTGCCGGGTCGGTCACCGGGTTACCTTTCAGATCAAACATGCGCGGGCCGTTGTAGGTACAGCCGTCACCGCTGCGGTATTTGTTGCGGCAGGCCCAGGTGCAGACCGCCGTGATTTGCCGCGTCGGGATCAGCAGTCCCTGCAGGTCCATCGGGCTGGAGAGGCGGAATTCCACCACTTCATTGTCTTCAGCCGCCTTGCTGTCGATGTAAAACACCTGGCGGAAATACTGCCCCGGATCGGCAGACGGGTTGCCGTCGGGAAAGGTGCGCGCATCGAGATACTGGCCGAACGTATCCAGAACAGTGACCTTTGCCTGTACCATGTCATCAAAGCGCAGGCAGAGCGCGGTCACCACGCCATCAAGGTTGGCGACTCGCAGCACCGGCTCCGCACTCTGGCCGTCACTCGACGACGCCAGCCCGGTAATTTCAAACGGCCAGGCACCGTATTCCTCGTCATCAAACCAGATGGATTTAGCGGCAAGCTTCGAGGTGTCGCCGCCGCTCGCCGCGATCTCTTCCGGCGTGTGGGGAATGGTGCAGGCGTGAAAGCGCAGCACGCCCGCGCCGAACGCCGAGCCATCGACAGTCACCAGGCGGACACTGTCGCCGGGTTCAAGCTTCTGAACGTCATTACTGATTGCCATAGGTACCTACGGAGCGAATGCCTGTGTGAAGGTCGCTGAAAGCGAATATTTACCGGCGCCCAACGCCGACGGGCGGTAGGCGTCACAGCGGTAAAGCCCCGCGCCTTTCAGCGGTGCCTGCCAGATGAATGAACGGCTGCCGCCATGTCTGTCCAGGAAATCCATAATCGCGGTGATGTAGCTTTCATCCCCAACGAATTCCAGATCCCATTTCTGACCGCGGGCGTTGATGCCGTCTCCCGACGCCTGGGCATACCCGTCGCCGAACTGCGCGCGGCGGACGCGGTGAGTGACCTCGCCGCCAGCATTAATGCGCGGGCACCAGGTAAAGGTTTCGGTTGCCATGTTTCACCCATAAAAAAACCCGCCGTGGCGGGTAAGTAAGGAGGGTCAGCGCTTGCCCTGCGTGGCGTTCCACAACGGAGTGCCGGGCTTGCGCAGCTGCGTATTGATGGTATCGATGATGGCGCCGGTGATCTGGTTAGCCACCGCGCCGGCGGCATTAGCATTACCCTGCGCACCGCCTGTGCCGCCTGTGAAATTAATGGTCCCGATGCTGACGCTGACACCCGCGCCGCTCTGCGTGCCACTGCCCAGCGCTTTTACACCAAGCCTGCCGGTGGCGTCGCGGGTCAGCGGCATAATGGCTTCCGGCCCGGCCTCGCCCATCACGCCCGCCCCTTTCGCAAACGCAAAAAAGGTGGGAGTGTCAACGACACTGCCGCTGTAGCTGCTCAGATCGGCTGACGAATAAACCCCACCCTTCGCGTTAAACTGGAAAGACGCGCCGTAGTTCTGGATGGCGGTGCCTGCATTCGCGCCGCCGGATGCGCTTCCGGCGACACCGCCCACAATTCCACCGAGGAGGGAGCCAAGAAGTCCACTGCCAGACGAACCGCCACCCATCGCGTTAACCACGGCCATCTGGAGTGCAACCTTTGAGATAGTCTGCAGAACGGATAACCCCCAGTCCTTCCAGCTTGCCTTGTTACCCACCAGCATTGCGGAGACGTTATCAAGCGCACTGTCCATCGTGGAGGTAATACCCTGCGATACCGTGCCGGCAATGTTGCTAACGTTATCCATCCAGTCTGACAGTCCCGCGCTTACGCCCGCGCGCCAGTCCAGTTCGCTGGCCTTCGCCTGCTGATATTTTTTATCAAGCGCATCCAGTGCAGCCTGGCGCGCAGCAATAGCCTCAGCCCCCTTATCGGTTTTATCAAAAACGCGCTCAACTTCCTGCCGCTCGCGGTACTGCTCACGCTGACGGTTCCCCATCCCAGACGTGGCGGAAGTTAAGTCAGATTCATCCTGGTAGCGGCGCCCCGCATCCTTCAGATCTTTCAGCGCATCGGCCATTTCATGCTGTTTTCGGACAGCCTCATCAGCTTTTTGTGTCCACTGCGCCAGGGCCACGGCGCCAGCTTCAATGGATTTGCGTTGCTCCTCGCTCCACTTAACGCCATTTTCATGAGACGCAGCGTAAAGCTCGGCCGCTTTTTCTCCCTGCGTGGCCCGCACCTTCTGAACCTCTACAGCAACGCTCAGATCGGCAATTTTTCGGCTGTATTGCTCAGCAGTCTGCGTCGCTTCACGCGCCGCTTTATTCTGGGCATTAGTCGCAGCAGTCTCATTCTTTTTGGCCTGTGCCGACGCTTCATCTTTCCGCGCGGCCTGATCTTTGTTGTAAATGTACTGGGTATACAACGCCCCGCTCAGTTTCAGATCCTGCGCTTCATAAACATGCTGCTGATGAATCTTCTCAAATCCTGACAGGCTCGCCAGCTCATTATCACGACGGGCTTTTTCCAGCGCTGCTGTCTGCTGGGGCGTCGCATTATAGGCGGATATCACCGGCCCGGCATATGAAGCCGGTCGACTGGCGGGTGTTACTCCCATGCTGCGGTTCAGTAGATCATACGCCCCCTTCAGGGTGGCAATAGCCCCTGCCTCCTGAATGGCTTTCTGTATAGCCTGTTCACTGGCGTCATTAAACAGCTTCTGGGTCTGCTGAAGTTTTGAAACGGCCTTCTCTCGCTCGTACTCCAGTTTGTTCAGCTGATCCGTCAGAGAGATATTTTTCTCGGTAATATCCGCCTGGTCCATAAACGTGTTAATCCACGTCGTGGTAGGGCTTTCGTTATAGCTCTGCTGAATCTGCGCGAGCCCCGTCAGACTGTCTTTAACCTTGGCTATCCGGCTGTCGAGATCGGCTATATCTTTTTTCTGGGCATCAATAGAGGAACGGGCGTCAGCTGCCGTAGAGCGCAGGCCGAGGGATGACATATCCTTAAGACGGGCGTTGATCTCGTCCAGGTTACTTGCAAAAGCCACAGCTTCTTTGTGCACCTGCTGTGTATGCTGATACAACCCATACATCGCAATCCCGGAGGCGGCAATGACTCCTGGCCACCCGCCTAACAGACTCAGTACGCCACCACCCAGACGAGACATAACAGACGCTGTTTCAGTCAAACGACCGGCAGCAGCAGCGCGAGCGTTGATAGCTGTATTCAGTTGTGCCTGTGCCGCGGTTAACTGACGCTCCGCTGTGATTTGCGCCTCGATACCAGCCGCGGCGGCACGAGCCTGTTGCGCGCGGTAAACAGCCTGCCTTGCCGTTGCCACACTGATTTGGGTACCTCGTAGCTGCGCTTCGGCAAGTCCCACCTCTGCCGTTGTGTTCGCCACGACAGAGGCGGTAGCTGTTGTGACGCTGGCGGCCATATTGCCGAAGTATCGTGCCACCCCCAGCCCAACCAGTGCGCCCGCCACATTCGCAACGGTATCGATGTTTTCGGCCAGACCATCCAGTACACCTGACAGAGTGGAAGATGCACCCACGGCCTGGTTAGCGCCGCCTACCCAGGCCATAAAAGCATTTTCTACTTTCTGCGCAGATCCGCTGATACTGGCCGGGAGGGTGTCAAATTCTTTACGAAGCTGCGCCACATTGGTCAGAAGCGGTACTATTTTATCGGTGGTCAGCTCACCATTATTCGCCATATTACGCAGACCGCCGATAGTGGTGTTAAGACCATCGGCCAGAAATTTGGCGAGACGTCCGCCACTTTCCATAATCGCGTTAAACTCCTCACCACGCAGCACGCCCGAACCGAGCGCCTGACTGAGCTGCGTAATGACAGAACTGGCTTCTTCCGTGCTGGCGCCGGATAACTTGAGGGAGGTCGCCACGGTTTCGGTGACGTTTGCCACGTCCGCAGATGCATAGCCAGCGTCACGCAGGGACTGTGCGATTCTGCTGTAGAGATTGGCGTTTGCTTCAAAAGAGGTTCCGGTCCGCTGACTGATAGACATCAGCGACTGTTGCGCCGTAGTAAAGTCCTGTGCCGAAGAAGAGGCGAGCCGCAGACGACCATTCAGTTGGTTCCAGGTATCGGCATAGTGAATCAGCTGTCCGGTAGCAAATGCTCCGGCAAACGCACCAGCCATACCTGCAGCTGATGAGCGAACCGAAGCAAGCTGCGCATTGAGCTCGCCTAAAGAACGCTGCGTTTCCCGGGTTGCAACGGCTGCACGGCGGCCCCCCTGCTCCATCGTTTTGTAATAGTCAGACCCCATGCGGGATGCGCGGGAAATCTCAGATTGGAACGATTGAGAGTTAGCTGAGATCTTTATAATCAGTTCGCGCAGCGTAGCCATAATTCACCCAATAAAAAACCCCGCCGGAGCGGGGTTTGTTGAGGTTAATATATCGTTAAAGAAGCCCGGCTTTTTTCCTTGCTTCCTCTAAATATTCTTCATCGGATTTTTCATTGTTTACTGAATGATTATTTCCGCTAATGTCGCTGCCACAGTGTTTGCACTTAACAGCTTCGTTACGTACTAATTCAGCACAGAAAGGGCACTTCTTCATTCCATCATCTATCATTTCCTGCTCAATCACTTTAGTGTCTTTTTTAATAACCAGTGAATGAACTAAGGCGATGATAAACAATAGGAAGCCATAAAACCACCATGCTAAAAATGATCGCCCCTTACTATGAGCGATCAGCGCTGGAATAACCCCCAGCACGGCAGCAACCAGAAAAAACTCCATATCACATTCCTTATCTTTAACTATCAGACTTAATCCTAATATCATCGATATGAAATGTCACTTTATGTTGCTCAGCCAGCCAATGCAGCAAAGAAGCCTTCCAGCCCGGCGCTGCTCTCTTCCTGTTCCGGGGCGTTCCACTGCAGGATCACATCATCAATGCTTAACTTTGCGCCCTGCGAGTTAAGCACGGCAGCGGAAATTTGCGCCGCCTGAATATCGCCGCGACGATCGCTGATGGGGTTGATGCGGTCAAATTCGATCCACATACGCAACTCGCTCGCCGTCATTGTCTGCTTTAGTTCGTGAAGCGTACGGCCCAGACGCAGCGCCAGCGTCATCAGGAAGAAGGTTCCGGGCTGGCTTACGGCTTTTCCACTTCGGAGGCCGAGGTGGTCAGATCGAGCGCCTGCTTAAGAAGACGGGCATGCACCGGGCCGTAGAACTGTTCAACCTGCGCTTTATCTTCTTCGGTAAAGACCTGTGAACCGTCTTCTTCAAGGAGCACATCGATAAACAGCACCACATCAGCACTCTTGTTACGCAATGCGCGTTCTGCTGCCGTCAGCTCTTCTGGTTCGCCTTCTCCCTGCTTCGGGTTAAGCACCTGCTGCCATTCAAGCCAGGCCTGCGCTGATGGCTCACGCAGTTTTACCCTGGCGTTTTCCCACTCCGGAACGGTGACGGTTTTTGTGCGAAAGCCTGCCATAGGTGCCAACGCGAGCGAGCGAAGTGAACTCTGTGAAACCTGTTTTCCCATTTCATTTTTTCTCAGTTTGTAATCAGGAATAGCGGCTTTCGCCGCTGTTATTAGCCTGCAGAAGGTGCCGGAACGATCGGGACGGGCTTACCTTTGATGCGCAGCGTAAACGATGCGGTCACCACCCCGGCAGTGCCCAGGCTCCAGCTGTTCTGACGAACTTCAGCCAGGAATGCATAACCGTTGCCGGATGGGAAGATCACCTGAAAAGCGTGCAACGCATCAGTGTCGTAAGCGGTGCGTAATGTGTTCTGCCCCTCTTCATCAGCAGACCAGTTCCCGGAAACCGTCATTTCACCTGGCGCAGCCAGGCCATTCGTCATCTCCTGCTCGGTGGAGCAAAGGGTGGTGGTGTCGATATCCGATTTCTGCCCGCCGGTATAGCTGAGTTCTTTGGTCGAACAGTTAATGGACTGCCAGGTCGCACCGGTGGGATTAGGCACCGTTGCCGGATCGGCGGAAACGTTAATTTTCGTTCCCTGCGTTTTTTCGTACTTTGAGGACATAGAGAGCTCCGGATATAAAAAAAGCCGCCCGGAGGCGGCAGAGTGGATTATTGCCAGATCTGAACTTCCAGCGTGGCGCGGTACAGCGCAGTATCAGGCTCGTATGCGTTAATCTCGTTCAGACCAACAGGATGCAGATCAGTAAGAGCTGATTTAACCTGCTCGCGCAGCGTGCGGGCGTCGTCAATCGAACTGGCCCAGGCATCCACCTGAGCCGTGCAGGCGGTTTCTGCCGGTCCGCATAAAACATCTTCGCTGGCAGACGAGGGCAGAAGGAAAACCACCCACGGGGCTGCTGTGCCCTGCGGGGCGACAAACGGGAAAACATTGCCGCCTGCCAGTGCACCGAGTCGCGCGTAGATATCAGCCTCCGTCATTTCGCCAGCACCTCATCGATCGCCTGATTCATTCGCCGAATAGCCACCTGCGTAGCCTCTTCCTGCCGGGTATCGAAGGCCGGACGCACAAAAGGGTGCGCCGGTATAGCTGATGTACCAAGCTCAACAAAGCGCCAGTAAAAGGCGTTACGCGGGTCAGAAGCTTTCATGCTGTTATCGCTGTTGTTGGTGCGCATATTGCGCCCGCGAATATGGACACCAGAGGAAATTTCACCGCGGCGGCGCCCTTTCTGGGTTACCACCACGACGTTTTTTTTCAGCTTTCCGGTTCGTACCGGGGCGCGCTTTTCCACCTCCTCTTTCAGAACCTCAGCACCGGCGCGGGTGGCATCACGCAAGACCTTGTTATTTTCCGCCCGGCTGAGCGTCTCCAGATCCTTCGCGATATCGGCCAGACCGGAAAAATCAAGACTCGTTGAAATCACTGTTTCACCCCCTTCTCGCAAAGCAATTCGAGCCTGGTGCCGTTCTCTGCTGAGATAGCCGACTTGATGTCATATATCTCACCGCCTCCGGTAGGCGGAAGATGAACGGCTCGCCATCCCGTGGTTACGGGAATGCCTGGATAACGACGCATCCAGATCCGGGTTGTGGTGCTGCTCAACTCTGCGCCGCCGTCCATCATCTCCCGGCCCGATACATCCGCGACTTCTGCCCGAACCGAAGCAACATCCACCCAGCCGGTTGCAGGCTGTCCGGACGGTAATCGCCCGGTTGCCGGTTTCTGAAGGATTACCCTGTGCCGCAGACGTCCCGCTTTCATAGGCCATAAATCCGGTAGGGTTGAAGGAGTGCTTCAGTAGAGAAAGCCAGCGCAGATGTCGTGCTGCCGGTGCTGACCGTTTCACGGTTGGTGTACCAGTGGGCAATCAGCATCAACATAGCCATTTCGACATCCTCGCCATAAAGCAGCGCGTCTGGATCGGCCATATAAAGCGGATCATCCGCCTTTTCATAAAGCCGGCGGCGGGTCCACGTTTCCACATACCGCGCAGCCGCCTTTATGCTGTTTTCGATCCAGTTGTCGTCCTCTGTAAAATCCGGCTCGATATTGCAGTGGTGCTTAACCTGCTCTTTGGTCAGCATGTGCGCCCCTTATTTGGCCTTGCCCTTTCCTTTCGGCTCAGGGTCTTTTTCCGGATCCGGCTTTTTGCCAGGCTCCTGAGCATAACCGCGCGCAACAAGATCACGACCGTGTTGCTCCAGCGTCTCGAACTCGGTGCCTTCGGTCAGCACGTTGCCTTCAAAGTAGATAGGCTTGATAGCGATCAGCTTCATGGCTGTCTCCTTAACGGAAAAAAGAAAAGCGGCCCGCAGGCCGCCGTTAAAGGTTACGCACCGCCACCCGCAGCCGGCGCAGTGAAGGAACCGTAGATAAACGCCTCAGGGCGCTTCACGGCCAGAGCAAGGCGCTCTTCGCAACGAATCGAGATCATGTTTTTCTCGAAGTCATCGGCGTTCTCGGTGGAGATAACCACGTTGGCATCTTCACGGTCGAAAAGCTGCGCCGCTGCGTTAAACGCACCAGTCAGGAACTTGCCCTGGAATGCCGCGGCCTCGGTCGCCACCACCGGCAGGCCCCAGAGGGTCGGACCACTCAACGCCGCCGGGTTCGCCAGGATGTAGCGGCCCAGACTGTCTTTGGTGAGTTCAATCTTCGCCCAGTCGATGAAGTGCAGAACATGGCCGGACGCCGGGAAGCGCGCCAGCTGTGCCTGCAGCATCGCCAGCCGAAGCACGTCAATTCCGTTCTGTTTCTCGACTTCAAACGCGGCGCTGAAAGCGGACGCCTGCGGCACGATGCCTTTCAGATGCGCGCCGGTACCGTCACCGAACAGGATTTCCTGCTCTTCGACATACTTCAGGCCGTAACGCATTTCCGCATCAATCGTGGACTGGAGCTGCGCGAAGTCATCCAGGATTTGCTTGGACGCTTTGAACATGTGCGCAATGGTGGTCACCGGCGTGATCTGGGTGGCGAACTGGATATCGCTGTACGGCTTGGCGGTACCTTCCGGCACAACTTTTGCCGCATTGGTGAATCCGGTCTGCTGCACCCAGAAGATAGCCGGTGCGGAGGTGCGGCCGGGCGCAATCAAGTCGCGGATGAACAGCCGCTGCTTCGGCGCGGTGTCGATACCCGGCAGGCGTTGCGGCTCCACCACACCAGTTGCCACGTCAGTAGAAATCAGCGCTGCATTGACCGGCACGCTCACGCGCTTGCCGCCCTCTACGCTGGCGGCGAAGGCTTTAAGCGCTTCGCTGCTGATAACGGTCTGGCCGACGGTTTCCACCACTTTTGCGGCGTTTGCCAGCGGCATCTGGGCGACCTGCTGTTCGAGCTCACCGAGCGCCGCCTTAAGCGTCTTTTCCGCCTCTTTCAGGGCGTTGAATTCCGATGCCATTTTGTCGACGGTTTCTTTGGTTTCCGCCGACAATTTGCCGGTTTTCTGGGCTTCTTTCAGCGCCTCTTCTGCTTTGGCGTTGAATTTGCCGGTCGCTTCTTCAATACTGGCGCTAACCTTTTTCAGAATCTCGTTTACTTCAGACATAACATCTCCGTATTTACTGGGCAGCCGCTGTCAATCCGCTCAGCGCGGCTTCCAGACGGTCAATGGTTTCTTTATGGATGGTGGCAGCGCTCGGCGTACCGTCAGGACTGGCAGCAGCGCCCGGCGTGCTGCCTGATAAGGCTTTAAGAAGTTTTCGCCGTTCAGAGCGTGGCGTATTCGCTTTCGCCAGCAGCGCATCGAGTTTACGCAGCGCGGCGGCTGGGCTTTCCTCGTCGTCGGCGATTTCATCAGCAGACAGCAGGCTGTCAGCAAAGCCCTTTTCTACGGCTTCGCTGCCGCCGATATAAGTTTCACCGTCCATCATCCTGTCGACGGTTTCCGCGTCGAGACCGCTGCGCGCCTGATAGATATCGCTCATGGCTTTATCAAACGGCGCCATGTCGGCGGCAATCTGCGCCAGGTCGTGACGGTTGCCCATCGCGTAAACCCAGCAGTTATGGATCATGAGGAACGCGCCGCGGCCTATCTGCACTTCATCGCCTGCCATTGCGATAATCGACGCCGCAGAGGCCGCCAGCCCCAGCACTTTCACGGTGACTTTGCCGTCGTACTCACGAAGCAGGTTGTAAATCGCCAGCCCTTCGAACATGTCGCCGCCGGGGCTGTTGATGTTGACTGTAACGTCTGCGCCATTAAGCGAACGAAGCGCACCGGCGATACGGCTCGCGGTGACGCCCTCGCCCCAGTAATCTGCGCCTATAACATCAAAAATCGAGATACTGTTATCGCCGTCGCGCGCCGCACGGATGCTCCCGTTCCAGCGCTCCATTGCCGCAGCGGGAAGGTCTGGTTTTTCGCGCGCAAAAGGTCGCCCCTCCGGCGCCGCCGGAAGGCTTTTAATGGTCATGGATGCTCCTAAGCCGCCTGTTTCAGCGGGGACTGTTCGAAGGGAATATCGGGGAAAACGTGACTGTGAAGCTGACGAAGCGCGGCGGCCTGCGCTGCCGGGCTGTTCTTTTTAAGGTCCTCCAGCGGCGTCAGGTTCAGCTGTACCGTGTAAATATCTCCACCCTCAATGGGAGGCAGATTTTCCAGCCGACGCACATCATTGCGTGACATCCAGCCGTTCTGCAGCGCGCTGGTATAGTAGGCGGCGCGTCCTGCGCTGTCGGCACGAAGCAGCCCTTCGACAGAAAACTCGGCAAAGATGTCCTCTTCACCGTTCAGCAGGCAGCGGGAAATCTCCTGCTCAATATTGACCAGCAAAGGGCGCAGCGTGTGGGTCAGAAACTGCAGGTTCATCCCCTCCAGGCTTGATGCCCAGCTGCTCTGCTTGGAGGTATGCCCGACCATAAACGGCGGCACGCGGAACCAGCGGCAGATTTCCTCAATGCCAAAAGAGCGCGTCTCCAGCATCTGGGCCGCTTCCGGATTCATCGTGACGTTCTGATATTTCAGACCGCCTTCAAGCACCATGATTTTCCCGGCATTCTTTGAACTGGTGAACTGTGCCATGTAGCTGCGCAGCCGTTCGCGTTGCTCTTTATCCAGCGGCATATCTGCTGAGAGAAAACCCGAACTCTGCAGGCCGTTCTCAAATATTTTGGCCGCCGACTCCTCGACCGCCATTGCAGCCCCAATCACATCGCGCCCGGAACTCAGCGGCATCATGCCGCAGACCCCGTCAAGACCGAAGCCGCGAATGTGCATCAGGTTTCTTTCCGCAATGACACGCGCCGTACCGTTCTCGGTGTAGGTGTACTCAAGCCGGCCGGTATCGAGGCGTTTTACCACCATGTTCTGGGGAAGCAACGGCACCAGCGAGACCAGTTTGTTGCCGATAAACAGCTTCTCCACGAAGGCGTTTCCACGAAGACAGATACTCGCCACCAGCATCAGCATAAACCGCGATGGTGTCATCTCCAGATTCGGACGGCGACAAAGTACCTGGTAAACCTGATTCTGTTGGGCCAGCCTGCGCGAGCCGTCAGGCTGCCGCTCGTAAATCTTCAGCGGTAGCGTTGATATTGACTCGCTCAGCAGCCGGACGCAGGCCCAGACTGCTGACAGCTGGATAGCCTTATCCGCGGTGACCACCTTCCCGCTGCTGCTCGTACCGTACCATTCCTGCCAGAACGTCCCGTTGGTCAGGCTGATGGGGACGCCCAGCCAGTTGAGCAAGGCGCTTTTCACCCTGCCGGGCTGTTTGTTCGCTTTCATCAGACACCTATCATTATTGGATTTTCAAAGAAGCCGCTCAGGTCTTCGGCATCGTTTCCACCATTAACCAGCATCCGGCTTTTGGCCGTAAACAGCGCAACCGGTCCGTCAATTTTGTTTTCGGGCGTGGATTTGTTCGGGAAGATGTTGTCGTTTTTGTCCGGCTTAACCGTGACGTTTGACATCATCCACCGCATCACAGGGTTATCGTCATGGTGGAACTTGTTGCCGTAAATTTCTGCCTGTACTGACTTCATCGACTCAGACAGGTTTTTCACTGTCTGAGCGACTTCTACCAGCGGCAGACCCTCTTCCGCCAGCGACAGACTGAACTGAACGGCACTCCAGGGATCGAACGCGATTTCTTTGATGTTTTCTCCCTGAACCCACTTAACAATGTCGGCCTTAATCAGGGCGTGATCGATAACATCACCGTCGGTCAGCTCAAGATAGCCAGCGTCAGACCATTTTCTGTAAAGCTCAGCAATGTGGGCGGGCGCTGTTTCCAGGCGACCTTCAGGTATCCAGAAGCGGGGCTGCATGTGAGTTTCACCTTTCGGATCGCGCCAGGCCTTTACTGCGGCGCAGATATCGATTTTGTTAGCGAGGTCCACGCCGACCCACAGCGGCCACGCTTTTCTTTCCTCTTCTGAAGCTATTCCCGGCATTTTCGACCAGCGATCCATGTCCATCCAAGCGCTTTCAGCTGTGACCCAGATGTTCAGGTGCTTGGTAAAGAAGTTCGGCCGCGCCGCGACCTGCTCTTTCGCCTTTTTGGCAAGGCGGCGCATGTCATCCCAGCGCTTGCAGATGCCAAGACCAGGGTTAGCTTTCGGCCAGTTGGTCTCGTCAAATGGATCATCACCCTCGTCCAGGGTGTAGATCAGTGCAAAGTAAGTATCGTCCTCCACCACGCCGCGCAGCACTTTGATGGCGTAGTCGCGCTGCTCAAAGCAGATGCCTTCTTTGTTAGTGCCTGCCGTTGTGATGGCAAAAAGCAAAGACTGAAGGCGGGCGCCGGTTGCTGTTTCCAGAACGTCCCACACATCACGGGTGCGGTGAGCATGTAGCTCATCGACTATGCCGCAGTGAATGTTCAGGCCGTCGAGGTTATTGGCATCACTGGAAAGTGGCTCAAACTTTGATGCCGTTCTTTCCTGGTGAATGTTTAGTTTGACGTGACCGAAAAGCCGCCCCAGCGTGCGGGGCGCTTTCTTGATCATGTTTTTGGCGTCATCAAAGACGATGCGAGCCTGGTCGCGGGTGGTTGCTGCTGAGTAAACTTCAGCGCCCCCCTCGCCGTCTGCTCCGGTCATATAAAGACCGATACCAGAAGAAAGCGTCGATTTGGCATTTTTACGTGCCACCTCGTCATAAGCCGTGCGAAAGCGGCGCACCATAACGGTATCGCCATCTTCATCAAGCACCTGCTCCCCTGTCATTTCATCGATTAGCGGAACAACAAAGCCAAAGATGTTGATGAGGATGAAAACATGCCAGGCCATCAGTTTGATCGGCTTGCCTGCCAGAGCCCCTTTCACATGGGGAATGAAATTATAAAAGTCGAGTATGTGCTGCGCGCGTTCCTCGCTGAAGTAGATGCCGCGCTCAGGCCCATGCTCTAAGTCATTAAGGAATCGCTGGCACGCCAGGCGCACCAGTTCGCCAGCAACAATCTCGCCAGACAGCACGCGCTCGGCGTACTGAATACCTTCCGAAACCGTTGCCATTCATCATTTGCGCTTTTTAAGAAATTCTTCCAGAGGGTCGGCCTCAGCCGGGCCTTTTGCGCCAACCTTTGACCGGCTGGCCGGGGTCATGCCAAATTCAGCGAGCATTGCTCTTATGCGCTTCCACGCATCAGCTTTCATCACTGCCGCCGGATGCGGCTTGATCATCCTGATTTCCCGCTCCTTCCCTTCGTCCGGTTCTTCCTCGCTGTAGACGGCATAGGTGTACCCTTCCCGCTCTAACGTATCGCAGTGATTCCGGTACTCGGTGTAAGCCTCGATCAGCAGTTCAAGCGCTTTACCGTCCAGAGTGGTCATCACTCCGACGGCATCAAGCTCTTCACCAATCCGCTTGAACCAGTATTTACCCATCTTGTCGAAATGCTTCGGAACTGGGGGTACCCCAGAAGCGGGCTTTGGCTCTGCTTTGTTAACGGCTCTTTTTGATGGGTTCCCCTTCACCAGAGCCAGGTGTGTCGGGGTTTTCGGTGGTCCGGGCATAATCGAAAACTCCTATTAATAGATGATTGGGTTACCCATAAAAAAGTTTTCTAACCTGCGGCGGTGTGAAAAAGGGTTAGGCGGCGGTCCTTAGCAGGCAAAGCCCTGAACTTTCGACCCGCCCTCCCCGTCGATGAGAATCGATATCATTTTTATTGAAATGATTGCGATTGAAATCATTTTTCAAAATCAGTCGAGGGTAAAGTCATCGTTGAGATGACGCCGCCGGGCGCTGCTGGCATTGTGCGGGCAGGCGCTGTAATTGTGTCCAGAATGACCACAGTAACCACAGCGCAGGTTCGCGCGGCGCGCTGAGCCGCTCCGCGTCTTAGGGCAATTCGCGATGGTATGAAGCTGCGAGCCGCAGTAGGTACAACTTGTATAGCTCATCGTGTTCTCTCCGTTGCGGTCTTACGCTTATGACATGGCCAGCACAGCGCTTCGAGGTTGCTGTCGTCGTCAGTGCCGCCGTGAGCTTTCGGAATGATGTGGTCGACCGTCTCAGCAGGACGCGGCCTGCCGCTGCGAAGGCACGCCTGACAGATGTGCCGATCACGTTTAAGGATGCGGGCGCGGATGATTTCCCACTTGCTGCCGTAGCCGCGCTGGTGGCGACTCAGCCCTCGCTGATGTTGATGCCAGCCTTCGCTGCGGTGAGCATCGCAGTAACCAGAACGATCAGTGGTTGTCTTCGGGCAACCGCGTTTACGACATGCACGAGGGATAGCGACAGGCATAGCGGCGTCTCATTTATTTTGGTATAGCTAAAGCTCAATTTATTCTTTTCACCACTTCAATAGAGAAAAGTTCAATGAATACTGAAAACGTGTATTACCTTTTGAATAACATCAATGAAAAAGATAAAAATTCAATTGATGTATGGGTAAATGATTTGAAGACATCTGTAAAGAATTGGCTCGAACGAAAAAACATTTCAGAAGATACGATAGCTATTACCGACCAAGCAGATAAGTACGAAATTCACTTCAAAAAATTCAACCTTCGCATTTTCTGTGATGGTTGTTACAAACTTTATGACTCCAGCGACAACCCTTTTGGTCGCGAAATTTCATACTATTGCTATGAGCTGGCTTTCAAAATTTTCGATGATGAAAACAAGGCTATATCCGTACTCAAGCTGTATATCACCCATGATGGCTACATAGTTGAAGATGTCCACACACGAGGTTCTATATGTAAAACTGACCACACTCAACTAGGTATGAGAGTTTTTGATTTGCTACTGGAAAAGTTAATTAATGGAAAGTATTTCATAATTTAATTATGTATCTCTGCCCGACGTAAAGTCGGGCTTTCAATAAATTCGCATGCCTCACTTCTTAGTTTTTAGCTAAGTGCTGCGAAGAGTTGTTTTATAACGATGTATCAAAAAACAAGCATTATCACAGGCGCTCAGTTAATGCCTGCTGTAATGCCTTAACAGTCGGCGCCAGGCCGGGCAACAGCGCGGCAGGCCCACATGCAAGCTTCCTGCATTTTGGTGCGAGCAATAGACAAGCAGCGGCCAGCTTCATGAGCCTCTGCTGAGTGGTTACCTGTCGTAGACAGTTCGTCTTGGACCCAAGCTTTCTGCTTCTCCAGTAACTGGCAGAACTCACGGCTGGCCTTCTTCAGCTCGTTCATGTCTTCAATTTCTTTCGGGCCCAGCGTTCGATAACCCTTAACGGTGCTGCCGTCCTGCGGCTTAGCTTCACTCATTGCTTTACCTGTTCTGTTAGTTGTCTGGTTGCTCAGAGGTGAGCAGTGGGCCGGAGTCGCGGCGCTTCACAGCGTGGCTAACCGTGTTGTTGTGCTGCGGAGAGAACATCATCAGGCGCTCTGCTGTGAAAGCGCCTTGTGATGATTACTTCACTGTTTCGATGGTCGCACCGTTGGAGTTCATAACGTAAAGCTGATCCCCCCGGTAGAGGAACTGGTAACCAATACCACCCTCTTCAGGAATACCAGGGAAAGCGGGAGAATTGAGAGAGGAGCAGATAACGGCAATACAATCCGCGCGGTTTACGCCTTCTCTTTCTACCCATACGGTATCTTCAGGTTGAATCTCCTCGGTCATTTCCTCATCGCTAAAGGTTGGAAATACCTGCTCGATAACGCACGGTGATTTAAGCCCGATAGCGTCAGCAGCCTGAAAAGCCTGCTCCCACTGAACCGAACCCGGCCTGCCAATATTCACCTCTTTAATTTCATAAAGTGAAGTCGCGTTATCAACGATCTGCTTAACAGTAAACATTCTCCTTTTCCTTCTTCTGGTTAGAAAAAAGCCCCGCTAATGCGAGGCTTCAGTATTCTTCGCCGGGCAGTTTGCCTGCCAGGCTTTGTTATGCGCCGCGATGTCAGCTTTGGTCTGCCTGTCCATCACGGCTACGTCATGGGCGGTTACGTAAATCGGCCGCACCCAGTCGCAGGCGGTATCGACAACCTCAACCCTTACGCTGCCAGTGGTCGAGCAGCTCCCGATCAACATCATCGCCAGACATATGGTTAACAGCCTGTTCAGCATCTGCCGCCCTCTTTGTTGCTTCAACGCGGCGTTCTGCCGCTGCAGCACTGCCTGCGGCGCGCTGTTCTGCCTCACGCGCACGGGCGTCCGCCTCGGCAGTGTCTTTGCCCTGCGATTTACTGATGCGCCAGGTGCCCACCAGCAGGAGCACCAGCGTAATAATGCCGCCGATCAAACCTTCAGCACCCATTACGATTTCTCCGTCACAGTTGGCTGTTTCACCAGGCGGCCAATGATGCCGCATACCGCCACAACCGCAGTGATGGTGCCCATCCAGCTTGCCGGGATGTTTGCTTTCACATCATCGGGCAGTTGCGACCAGATAAGCGGGATAGCGCCAGCCACTGCCAGCGCCTGAACGCTGAACAACCGCCACCACTTCCGCCAGTTTTCGATAACCATGCTTACCTCACAGTTCGCGCCGGGCGCGCTTATAACGTTCAGCACGGTCATCGAGGCCGTTCTGTCCGCCATTGATGATCTGCGTAACCCGGATAACGTCGCCCGGATACTTCAGACAGCCTTTGCTGGCGTAGAACCATGCCGCCGAGCGGGCCGCGTGGGCGTCTTCAGACAGCAGCTCAGGCGTGCTAACAAGGTCAAGCTTCAATGCGGCACCGCAATCGCGGTAATTATCCAGCCCGGTGATCTGGATCAGCCCGCGACCGCGATATTTCCACCCGTCGCCGGATGCGTTATTGCCGAGGCGCTTGCTGTAAACAAGATTCGCAATGGCGCGCTGGCGCTCCAGAGGCAGCACCATTTCATACGGCTTGCGGCCAAGCATGCTCGCCTGGTCCTGAGTCAGCCGCCCGGCACGAACGAAACCAGCCAGGCCAGCGACGCTGTAATTAAAGCTTTCCAGCAGCGAGGTAAAGCCCGCCGACTCGTGGCCGACTTGTGCAATAAACATCGCCTGGTCAACCGGCGAAATGATGCGGAACTCGCGCATCGCTGCGTCAATATGCGGAAACCAGCGCGCAGCTAACCCGGCGCTTAAACCAGCCGCCTCCTGAAATTGTTGTTGGTTCATTCGGGCCTCAGTACCTGAAACAGGCGCGCCACGTTGCCCCGGGCACGGAACACGGCGGCGCAGATGATTAAGTTGATGATGACCGACGCCCAGTGTGTGTGGACGTAAAAGTCGAAGGCGTAGCGGAACGGCACAGAGGCATACGCCAGAATAATCAGGTATGCCAGCCACGATGCCCACCAGCGGTGACGGGCACCGGGCTTACGGAACAGCATCAGCCTCAACACAATGGCCGAGCACGTCGCCACGTTGGTCAGTACCAGCGGATCACTTATTACCATTGGCTCCCCCTCTCCACCGCTGGAACCACTGCGCAGGGTCTTGCTGGCTGGCGAACGTCAGGATTTTAATCGTCAGCGCAGAGAGGATAACGGCCCCAAGTGCATCGAGCGGCTTGTCGCTGTAGTGGGTCAGGCTGGCAAGCTTGGAGCCCACAAGCCCGGCACCATAAACGCCAGCGATGTACGAAACAACAAAATAGGCTGCGCGTCGGATCAGCGTCAGGTCTGCCGCGGTGGCAACATAAAAGACCGCACCGGCAAACGCGCCAAAAATTACGCCGTAATCTGTGCCGGTCAGCAGTCCATAGATGCTTGCACCAGTAAGCGCAGCCCCTGCCGCGACAGTTCCCGAAACCGGATCGGACATGTAGCCCCCCTCTATAGCTGTGTATCCTCTCCAAAGAGGGGAAAAGAAAAAGGCCCGCCGAAGCGAGCCTGAGAAATGATGAACAGAATTGACCGTCTTACTTTGGACGAGTAAAAAGACCCGCCTAAGCGGGTCTATATGTTCAGCTGATTAGCTTTAAGTCAGCTTTTCTATGCTGTTTTTGTTCCTGATAGAAGTTTTCATGGGAGCCAATGCTAAGCATATATAGCTCTAGCTTATTTTCCACCCAACAATAGCCAAGTAACATTAACTGGTTATTGAGTCGGAACTTATGAACACGTAGAAAACTCAGATCACCTTTTTTAAGCTCCCCAATTTCGGGTTCTTGAATTATGCGATCTACTTCATCCTCTACTTCAGCCCTTAATGATTCAGGTAATTTATCAAGCGCTTTCTCGAACCTTCGAGTTTGAAATACTTCGATTTCATTCTCAAGTTCGCTTCCGTTCTGTTCTACGTTCATATTTCGAAACCTTATGGTTAGCGACTTCTGATTGCGCCAGTAAGATTTCACTAATGAAGCTATACGGTAAATCCGGATTATCCTCAGCAATCCGTCCGATTTTCGCCCAATGCTCAATCTGTTTCGGAATGCTGCGGCTAGCCGCATCAGCGTGAACCTTAACGTCGCTCACAAAGTCATCGTCTAAGCGGATGCTCGTGGCCATGGGTCTACCTCTCGCTGTGATGGCGTTCCATCTTCATGTGTTCTGATTAAATTGGAGAAATCTGGATATTTATAATTATCAACTAAACGACCATTTGATTGTGCGACATTTTGTCGCATATGGCAACCTTTGATTTCACACTATCCGAGAGGGTGAGCTGAACGTAAGAGAAGAACCCGCTCAATGGCGGGCTTTTTAACGGTGAACATACAACGCCCATCGTTAGAAAAATCCTACCCAATTTTTTTGAATTTAGCAAGCATCGTGTCGCTAAAATGTTTAATCAGGCTTCTAACGTGTGACTTCGCGCAGCATCTTTTCCGCGAATGCTTCTTCCTGCCAGCATTTCGTCACCAGCAGATTAATGACGTCAGCAAACCCGCTGTACCACTGATAATCCGTCATATCAGGCACCAGAACCCGCACCTGACGGCGCGCCAGAGTGGTGGGAAGACGTGCAAACCCTTTACCACCACATCGTTCACACAGCTTTTGCACCGGCACGCCGTGTAACTCGGTACGCTTACGGTCAAGCGCCATTCCCCGTCCCGAACAGTCCCGGCAGGCCGTACTGATAACCCCCTTCCCACCGCAGTGCTTACAGAGTTCTTCCACCTCCTCTACGCGAATTGTCGCATCCACGCCTTTCACGCCAGGATGCTTCACCACCTCCCGACGCACGCGCTTAACCCCTTTTCCTTCGCAGTGATGGCATTCGCAGCTGCTGGCTGCCGAGCGGGCATAGTCGCTGTAGGCGAACTGAGCCAGACAAAGGGCCATTTCCGCGCGCGCGCGCTCACCGAGTTTTTTCATTACGCCGTTATTTAGCGCGAGCGCATATTTAACCAGGCCATCAATAGCGGGCTGCGGATCCTGAATGCCCATTTTGGCGAGGAAGAGGTTGAACCCCAGCGCCGCCTTAGACTGGACGAGGCCCTGTGCGGCCATTACATCAGAGATGGTCAGCGCGACGCTGCCGGTGGCTGGTGTCTCATCATTGAGTTTGGGTGATTTCGGGGAATAGAACTTTGGTAAGGCTTCGAGGTTCATGTGTGGTCTCCACTCCACTTACGACAGCACGCCGATCGCGAGCGCGCGGTCTAAAAAACGAAAAATCAGCTCGAGCTGTGAGCCATATTTTTCTTCGAATGCCACGGTGTCCCGATGGAGCTCGTCGTGATGCCTTCTGCACAAAGGCAACACGAAAAGGTCATGGGCTTTGGTACCCATCCCGCCCTGCCCGTGGCCGATCAGGTGGTGGGGGTCGTCTGCCCGCTGGTTACAGCATGCGCAAGGCTGCTGCTTAACCCAGCGGGTGTATTTCTCGTTTTCCCAGCGGCGGCGCTTTGGCCGGAGCATGTAGCTTTCAGGCGACTCAGGGTCGATCGTCAGCGCAACCACCCGCGGCTGTTGTTCCTGCAGCTCGTCGCAGTTCACTAGCGTCTTCACGGCACCAGCACGCTGTGCTTTCGTCTGTACTATTTCAGCTGCCGACGGTCCCGGAACCATATCGCTTTCACGCGACACGCCCTGCACAGGCAAAGGCGGAAGGCGCAGCGCGCGGCGCGCCACGCTGTCCGGCAGCGCATCAGTGATATCCATCCTGACAGCCCACCAGCACAACTCCGGCAGAGTCAGCTCGTGGGTATCGTCAAAGGCAAGGGCACCTCGCGCGACGCTGATAATCCAGGCTATCACATTGGAACGGGCAATTGCTGACAGGCGCTCAGTAAAATGTCCGGCCAGCTGATTATCACAGTGCCAGCACAGACGCAGCGCGCCGGGCTCATGCCGCATCGTGGTCAGCTCATGGTGATGGTACTCACTGTGCGGCCACTGGCAGCCGCCCTGCTGCTTCATCAGCCAGTGCTCCAGCCCATTGATACCACCCGCAGCCCGGATTACCCGCTCATCAGTAAAGAAGACCTGCAGTCCTTCGTCATCGGCCAGGGGCTGGTGCGCCGGCGGCACCGCGCCGCTCGGGAAACGCACCATACTTTCTGGCTGCACCTCCACCAGCACGCGCCCGTTTGCAAATATGGGCATCAGTTCAGGGCCGGGGCGCAGCAGCACGATACCCATTCCGCGCGCTATTTCCGGTGTTAACAGAGCTCTCACGCTGCGTTCCCCTTCGCTACATGCTCAGCCCACAGCCCACCTATCCACTTAATACCCTTCGCTGTGAAACGCGCCTGGCTGAACGCGTGGTTGGATGTCGCGGATGTGCCCGTTTTCACCTCGAACCGTCCGGCATCAATATGCTGGTGGCGCGGCGTCAGCACCCCGCCGAGGCGGTACATAATCTCGTTGTCGATCAGGAACAGGCGGAAATCCGTCTCTTTGGCTTTTAACAGCTTTGCCACCTGACGGAATGAGAGCGAACCGCTGGCGGAGCAGTAGCGATCCACAAACTCCACCTTTGGCGCCGCGGCGGCGAGTTCCTGTGCCAGCCTTTCCTTTTGTTCGGCCAGATCCGCAGCAAGGCGCAGTGCCTCCGGCAGCGACCGCGGCACGCCCGGCTGCTGGCTGCTTTCCAGTTCCTGCCAGCGATCAACCAGGCGCGCGGTAAACTCCGGACATAACTGCGCCACAATGACATAGCTGTCACGTTTGTTAACCAGGTAGTGGTGGTATTCCTGCCTGTTCTGCGGGTGGGTGTACGGCAATGCCGTATACCCATCAATGACGCTTTTCTTCATTAACCGCTCAATGGCGGTGCACACATCGGTATGACGTGAACCGACAAGCGAGGCTATTTCCCGGCTGGACATAAAAAGCTCCTGACCTGCCAGCGCCGCATGATGCTTAGGGCAAAATGAAATCGGGTGTGTCTGGTTCATACGTTTCTCCATCTGTCAGGCGGCTGCACCCGCCACAAAGTTACTGATCGTGATTTCCACCTTCCCTTTGCTGGTTACCGGGCCCCATTCCACCAGCATCTTTTTCACCTGGCTGTCGTCCTCCCAGACATGGGCCAGCGTCAGCGCATCGAAAAGTGCCTTCAGGTAGTTATCCAGATCGCGGCGTTTCCGGTCAGGCGGGTAAAGCACCACCTCCACCGCCAGCAGGCTGGTGACAGGCCTGGGTATGCGCCGCAGTTGCTCAACAACTGCCGCTGCGGCATTGCTCTGATATTTGCGCCCGTCGGCGCTGACAAGGTGACGGCCTTTTAGCGGCCCCTTAGTCGGGGCGCGCCAGTAGCTGTTAACGCTCGGGGGAAAAGGCAGGGTCAGCTTCATGCAATGGCACCCCGCGCTTTCAGGAAAGCCACCGCGCGATCGCGCGATTTGGCTTCACCTTCTACCATCGCACGCAGCAGAGAAACCGCCTCATCTTCTCTGGCGATGCCGTTGATGGTGATGCCGCGGGCGAGGCCCTTTGATAACGATATGGCGCCTTTCTTTTCCAGCTTACGCAGCATATCGGTCGCAGCGTTGGGTGAAGCGGCTCCCATAAGCTGGGCCACTTCTTTCTGCGTCGGCGGGTAACCGTTTCGCCGCTGGAAATCCGCGAGCATATCCAGCACCTCCTGCTGGCGGGCGGTTAAAGCAGAGGTGAGATTCATGCCGCTTTCTCCCGCGCCCCGGCTATTTCACGAACGGAGGCCCGAAGCTGTCGGATATTCCGCCAGTGTGCGGTGTCAATTGCCCCGACAACCAGCAGAAACTCATCCATCGCCAGGCCATGCTGCTCTTCAGCTTCGCGAGCGACCGTCGCAAGCCGTTCGTGCATGTCTTTCCGCTCCGCATCGTCCTGAAAGACAAAATCATTGAGGGCCATAAAAGCACGCAGCTTGACGCCGTTGTGATGCTCTTTAATCAGCGACTGCGCGCGCGAAATGACGTCTGCGGTCACCGTCACCAGCATCGGGCTCTCTACGGAGTCCGCGGCCCAGCTGTGAGCAAAGCGGGATTCATGGAACGCATACGCCTCTTTGCTGCCGAACGCCGCGCAAGCACAGGCCCATACCTCAATGCCGCTTCGTTCCAGGATGTCGGCTGCTGTCAGTGGCAACTCTGTTTCAGCAGCCTGCAGTTGCGGCTCAGTTTCTGAATGCAGATCTGTTTCATCCTCATCGGGTTCCTGGCGGTTACTCATCAGCAGACGTTCAGCCTGACGGCGTATTTGTGCAATAAATGCATCGCCGCGCGCTTCCAGCTCGTCGCGGCTGATGTAACTCATTGCCGGGCCGCGCCAGGTCTTATCGAATACCACAATGGCACCCGCAAAAAACGCGCCGGACGGGATCTGCTTTTCGTCTTTAGGGACGAACCAGGACGGAAGATCGAAACCGATACGGCCACGGATAAAGGCGATGTGATCCGCGTCTTCCGGCCACCAGACCTCGCTGGTGGCCGCCTTAATCAAAAAGACGTACCTCCCGCCTTTTTCCCGCATCGCACTGGCGTGCTGCATGATGTAGCGCATGCCGGTGATGTAATCCCCGTCGTGCCGGGACGCGCGGCTGTAAGGCGGGTTGCCGAACGCGGCGCCATTGAGTTCATCCAGGCGCGCGGACCAGTCCCGCGTGAGCGCGTTATCTTCAGCGGTGTAATACGCCTCGCATTTTGAGTTCTCGCCATCCGAAAACAGGTCCAGAACCAGCGGGCCGAACATGGCGTTGATGCCCCAGAAGATGTTGTCAGGCGTGCGCCACTGGTCGCCGACTTCCTTAAGCTCGTGTGCCCCGCGGCTGCGCAGTTCGGCAAGCGCCTGGCAATAGAGGTTATGTGCCATCACTGCTCATCTCCTACGTAGTTCCCGGCCAGATACCAGGAGCGCTCTTTATGGCTGCTCACCAGTGCGAGACACTGACGGCGGCGGGTTGCGTAATGCTCACGCTGCTGATCTGTCTTTGACGCAGCCATCAGGTCAAGGCACTTATCGCCAGCGCGGCGGTAATAACCCTGGCTCAGCAGTCGCTTCAGCTCGACTTCCAGCATCTGGATTTTGTCGGAGGCGCACAGCGCACCCGGTGCATCTTCAGCGGCTGCGGTATACACATAACGGCCGTCTTCGAAGCGGCGAGTAACCTTTCCGGAAAGGTGCAGGCGACTCACTGAAGTGGTGAGGTTTGTCTTCGCTTCACCTTCAAAAGCCTTCATCAGGTCAGCGAACGCGATGGCCGGCTGCGAGATGATTGTTGAAAGAACCTGATCCTGTAATTTCATGACCTGAACCCCTCTGGCACCTTGCTGTAATCAACATCTGCATAACTGGCTCTGAAAGCCCCGTTGTCGCGCTGCTGGCGCAACTGCTCCCACTGCTCGCGTGCAGGACGGTTACGCCCGTTCCAGCGCGTCGCGCTCAGCAAATAGCCTTCGAACTTGCTCGGGATAAACAGCGTTTGCGGGCGCATGTAGTCGTACATGTCCGTGTCGTGCCAGTGCTCGTGCTTGTAGTCGACGACAAGCTGGAGGTCTGCCACGGTGTGACCCTCGCGTAGCCGGGCGCGGATGTTTTCGAGAGAAGATTTAGAGTTCTGGTAGCGGGCACCCGTTACCACGTTCAGATGTTTCAGAACCTCGATAGCCTGATCGGTAATTTCCTGTTCAGGGTCCGGTAGCGAAGCGCCCGGACAAGAAGGTTTTTTATCTGATGGATCTGGTTTTGAATTTACTGACGGATCCCCGCCAGATTCTGACGGGTCAAAACCGCCAGCCAGACCGGATTTTGACGCCTCAAATTTTGACGGGTCAGATTCTGATGCGTCATGTTTTGACGTGTCAGAAACTGACAGGTGAGAAAGCGCAGCAGCCTGCAGCTTTGCCACGTTCAGGCGGTACACGTTCGAGGCGTTGCGGTTGCCGTTGCGGCGCTGCGTACGGGTAAGCCAGCCCTCTTTCTCCAGCTTCGCGATCGCCGTTCTGATGGTGCTCGGGCCTGCGCCAAGTTGACGCGCAATGGTTTCGATAGAAGGCCAGCAAACGCCTTCATCGCTGCTGAAGTCAGCAAGGCGCGCCATGATAGCGACGCTGGATAATTTCATGCCCGACGCTGCGCAGCCATCCCACACGTAGCCGGTTAACTTAGTGCTCATGCATCAACCCTTCTGAACTTCTCACGGAACCGCTCAACAGGCTGCATGCAGTCGTGCGGATAGCCGGCGCGCCGGAAGATAACCTGCCGTTTTTCGCGGTCGTAACCAACGACGTGGACTTCAACGCCGCGCCAGTCGCGGTACCGTCTGTCGAGATCTTGCATACGAGGTTCTTCGCTTTACGGTTGAATGCCCCCACGATGAGACGTGCGCGACTGTGGTTACACGGAACCCAGCGGCCTGATACCATGCGCTCATACCGAAACGACGGGGTGCCCTGCACAGGAATAGCCCGAAGTTGCGGTAAGCGGTTATTTACCGTTAAACTGTTCATGCGTTAGTTTCTCCACTGATACGACACGCCACGGCGCCCGGAGCTGCACACTCGCGGGCGTCACTCTTTTCTGGCGCACAGAAAACGCGATACAGCAGCGTTAAGTGTTCCTGCCACTTCTGCATTACCTGGTAACTGTTTTCTTCAATCTGTGCGCGCTCTGCCTGGTCAATTACCCCGTCAGCCGTTGCTTTGCGGATATAGGTCGAATGCTTGCCAATCCACTCGATGGACTCCATCAGACGCTGATTGATGTCGGCGTTATCCACATCCTCGATATCCACCAGCGGTACATTCACGCTGTTTGAATGGCGAGATACAGCATCAGCGATGTGCTTAGTACCGCTGGCCTGTTGCAGAACCATCGCCCATCCCATCGGGAAAATCTGATCGCCACCGGTACGCAGGCGGTTAAACAGTGCATCTTCGGTAACACCCAGCCAGTCAGCGGCTTCCGCATATCCACCATGCAGGCTTGAAATAGTTTTTTTTATTGCTGCCACCAGCCAGGCTGGTTGCTTCTCTACTTGCCAGTGCTCATTACCCACGGTTAACTCCTTGAATCTGTGGTTTAACTCTTCACCGTCTCGCTATTTAATTAACGAAACACATCAGGACGGAGCTTTTCTTTAGGAACCCCAGTTAACTTCTCGATAGATACGGTGTGCTTAATGGGTGCTTTCTTTTCACGGTGTAGCCAGTTCCATACTTGCTGTTGCTTAACTAGGCCGCCGGCCTCTAAAGAAATTTTTCTGGCTAACTCAGACTGACCACCAGCAATCTCAATAGCCTCAGTTAACGCGCTTTGTTCAGGCGTCATAACGGTCCCCTTTACCTATGGTTGAAAGTTGTGAGATAGGATGATTGTACAACTACCACAACTTTTATCACAACTTTTAGGTGTTGGAAAGTCAAAACATAAAGTTGTAGTCTCGCCATAACAAAAGGGGGAGTTGTGGGTACACTTGCTGAACGGCTAAAAAAAGCGCGGGAAAAGGCAGGGCTCAGCCAGCTTCAGTTAGCTGAACAGGTTGGCCTGACTCAACAGTCCATAGCCAAAATTGAAAATGGCGTGACGGAGCAGCCGAGAAAAATTAAACAGTTGGCTCTTGCACTGGGAGTCACTGCTAATTGGTTGCAATATGGCGATATTGACGCTAATGGTTCCTATTCAGAAATGATTGTTAAGGAATGGGAAAGTACTTCAGCTGATCCTGATCTTTTTACGGAAATTCCTATTTTGGATATTGAATTATCGGCAGGGAATGGCTGCGAAGCCGAAATCGTTGAATCTGAACTTTCTACATATCCTCTCAGAAGAGATGAGCTTAGGCGAGCAGGTGTTAGCGCTTCGAGTGCAAGAATCGTGAATATTCTTGGAAGCAGCTTGTATCCCGTGCTGACTAATGGAGATAAGGTCGCTGTAGACCTGAGCCAGACGAGTCCAATTAGAGACGGTGATTTATATGCTTTAAGGGATGGCGTATTATTAAGAGTAAAAATACTTATTAATCGGCCAGATGGTGGTTTAATTTTAAGAAGTTTTAATAAAGATGAGTACCCTGATGAAGTACTCACCTATGAAGAGAAACAGGCACGGATTCATGTTATCGGCCGTGTGTTTTGGTCCTCTCGCTCATGGTAAAGCTTCAATAAGCATTTCTTCCGTGATGATTTTTATCTGAGCACCATCATCTCGGTATGTAACTGCTTTTTCAATTTTCCTTCCGTGACTGGAGAAACGCCAGTCACGTGAAGACAGCGTCCCTATGACAAGGTAATCTATTTTTTTAGTAACTCCACTACTGATAGTTCCGCCTTGTTTTTGGATTAAATCTTCTATTGCTGATCTTTTTCCTGCTAAGAATATGCCTGTAAGGCAAAATGCTTTCCCGCTAACTTTCACATCAGCAATATCATCTACGGGAAGTCTTGTTGCCAAACCATCAACAGTTCCGCTATCAAGATCGCAACCGGTAAAATCAATAAGCGCTTTATGCAGAACTTCGCTTTCCTGGATAGTAATTTCGCCATCACTTAAAATATCCTTTACTAAGCGATAAAGCTCCTTTCCTGGATAGTTTGCTTTGAGTGCCCCATTCTGCGTTAACCACCAGTCAAGGTATTTGATCTCTTCCTGGCTTAAAACTCTGTCAGAAATTAACCCCTTACATAATCCATTCAAAAGATGCAGATCTGACTCTGTAGAATAAAAATCTATCTCTGGAATATCTAAAATTTCAGATTGTACTTCATGAAGGTATTGTTTGAGTTCTTCTCTTTCTTCTGCGGTAATTACTCCATCGTCTAGGATGCTCGCAATTCTTATTCGCAGGCTCTTAATTATTCCATTCCCGATAAGTTGGTCGGCCTCTAACAACCAAGTATCAAGGTAGATAATCTCTTGATCCGTCAAGTTTCCATCCGAAAGAATACCATCGATGATGGATATAAGGTTTGCAAATAGCTTATCTCTGTTGCGCGTGTAGTTAAAAACTTGCTGCTTCTCTTCCATAAAACCTCCTTCTTCTTTTTTGCTCATCCTTGCATCAACCACAACGTCAATCAAACCACATAAAGTTGTTGACAAGCGTAGCCCTCACAACTAAATTACACCTTAAAGTTGTTATTAACGAACAGGCAGGACGCCCACGCGGTAGCCGCCCCAGGCGTATGAAGATGGGGATGATTCGATGTCACTGCCATTCACGTCAAACACCTAGCCGGGTGTTTAGCGGGACTGGAAGAGTTACCACTTGGAGACGGTCCCTTTAAATGTCCTGGACAGTGGCGGTTCCGCACCGATAGCAGCGGCGACAAGATGATGCAAACGGCAAAGGTCGTTAAAACTCGTTAGATGCTGGCGTGGCATACGCGACACACGCGACAGGGCGTGAACGCCGTAAGGGGCTATAACCCTTCAATCTCGTTCCGGGCGAGTTCAACCCGGATGACAGCAGGAAGAGACGGCGAAGCCCAGACGATATCTGAGTGGCTTTAAAAACGGATGGGAGCCGGTGGAAGCCCGGCAAATAACTCTCTGCGTTGCTACTTTGGCGGCATCTGTCTCTACCCGTGAGGATGCCGCACTTTTTTACTCAACACACAAGAGCATCACCGGGCGACGGGCTCATAACCCAATCCACCCGGGCGGGACTCCTAACCGCAGGTGCTCTTCTGTGTTGTGTGGAGAAACTACCAGGCGGCCCGTGCAGGTGGCCGCCTCCCCTCTTAAGGAGAGAACAATGTTTAACCCGTTCTTCAAAAACCTCATCATCTACCGTCTTAGCCGCGACGTGGTGATCATCCGTGACGGCAATACAGATGAGCTGGCACGCCAGCTTGAGGCTTTCCGCTTTAAGCCGTGTGGCAGCCAGGATATGGCTCGTTCCGGGTGGGTATCGCCTCTGGGCCAATTCTCAAATCAGCTCTTCCACCTAGTGAATGACCAACTTCTATTGGTTATTCGTCGCGAAGAAAAAATTCTTCCTAATGCGGTCATCGCTGAGGAACTCAATAAGAAGGTTTCGAAGCTGGAAGCGGATCAGGGCCGTCGCCTCAAGAAAACTGAGAAAGACTCCCTGCGCGATGAGGTCCTTCACTCCCTACTTCCGCGCGCTTTTACCCGCAGCAGCGCGATCCGCATCTGGTTAAACCTCAGCGCCGCCTTGGTAATGGTTGACACATCCAGCGCCCGCCGCGCAGAAGACTCGCTTGCGCTGCTGCGTAAAACACTGGGCTCCCTGCCAGTGGTACCGCTGACTATGGAAACACCTGTAGAGCTTACCCTCACCGAGTGGGTGCGCGGAGCCGGGGCACCATCAGGTTTTGCCCTGGGCAATGAAGCGGAGCTGAAAGCGATTCTGGAAGATGGCGGCATTGGCCGGTTCAAAAAGCAGGAACTTTCCAGCGACGAGATACTGAACCACCTGGAAGCCGGCAAGGTAGTTACTGAGCTTGCGCTGAACTGGCAGAGCCGCATCGACTTTACTCTGAACGATTCTTGCGTTCTTAAACGACTCAGGTTTGCAGACGACCTCCTTGAACAGAACGATGATATCGACCGCGAAGACGTTGCGCAGCGGTTCGATGCTGATTTCGTTCTCATGACCGGCGAGCTCAGCTCCCTTACCGAAAACCTGATTTCCGTGCTGGGCGGCGAAGCCAAGCGATAACCCTTTTATGCAGCCCTACTCCATCTCGCATGGGTTGGGTTGCTGCAACCAAAATTTAGCGCGGTGCAGCGCAAAGTTAAGTGGAGGAACACGCAGTGAATTACGAAATTACTCAGGAACTGGCTAAATCAGGCCACCAGTTGGCGGTGCTACTGGGTACTCAACACGGACAGCTGGATGCAGCATCCCTTGTCCAGCGCATGGCCGGACAGCTCGAAGTCTTAGCCGCAGTGCTGCGTGAGAAAACAAAGCGCAGCGACGCACTGGTAGCCGAAAACACCTTCCTGATGAACATGGCAGCAAGAGAGCTAACCACCTCATGGATGTTTCATAAAACCATGCTCGGCGCGCAGGCGGCACTGGTATGCGTTGCTCAGGGAGATATCAAATCCGCCCGCGCCTGGCTGGAAGGCACTACTGACGAAGCTGGCGCCGAGCTTCCGGACGATATCACCGTGGCTGGGCTTGAGGGTTGGTTCAACGCTCAGTTGGTCAGCAATGACGGCAAAACTGGTTTTTTGACACGTGACGAGGCCGAAAAAGCTATTCGCGCTGAAACACCCGCAACCGGCGCTTTCCTGACTGAATTGAAGGCGCAGGGGGTGGAGATGCTCGCTGGCAGGCTTCAAGCGCTGATTGATGAAGGCAATTTCGATGGGAATGAAGTCGGTGTGATTGCCGGAGCTGTCTATACGGGTGCCGACATGGCCGCCCAGCTGCGCAACGGGGAGGCTGTATGAGCACCAAAATGACTCATTACTTCGAGTTCCCGGCTTCACGGGGTTTGCAGGGCGGCACGCTCATCCTGCTGATGTCGGTGCCTGGCCGCACCCTGACGCGCGTACTGGCCTCTGATAACGTTGGCAGCACCCTTGAACGCTCCCAGCGCGAGATCAACCCGGCCCGCGTGCGGAAGTTTTACGAATACCTAGTGAGCGCCCATGAGAATAAAGAGCCGTTCATCATCCCGCCGCTCGTAGGTAACTGCAATTCGGAGATTGAGTTCGAAGAGTTCGGTAATACCAATGTTGGGGTGGTGCGCTTCCCAATGGACGCAGAGATCAAGCTGTTCGATGGTCAGCACCGCGCCGCGGGCATTGCTGAGTTCTGCCGTAATGTTGGCGAGCCTATTAGTGTCCCCCTGATGCTGACCCATCAGCTGCCACTGAAAACGCGGCAGCAGTTCTTTTCTGACATCAACAACAACGTATCGAAGCCGTCTGCGGCCATCAATATGGCGTATGACGGGCGCAACGAAACCGCTCAGGGCATGGTGTCGTTCCTGACCGCTCACCCTGTTTTCTCTGAAGTCACCGACTTCGAGCACAACATTGTGCCAGCTAAAAGCAGTCTTTGGGTCAGCTTCAAGGCTGTTAACGATGCTACTGAGAAGTTCATAAACGCAGGTAAAGAGCCGCTTAGTCAGGAAGAGGTACAGGATATCTGGCAGGGATGGATAGGTCTCACCGGCATCGACGACATCCGTAACGGCACCAGCCAGGCTGAATATAAGCGGGAATACCTTCAGTTCCATGCCGTGATGATCAATGCATTCGGCTACGCAATTCAAACCCTACTAGGAGGCCACCCGGTTCGCGAAATTGTGCTGATGCTTGAAGAGCTGGCACTGAAATCCAACTTGATGGATTTGGAAAACTTCTTCCTTATCTCGAACTGGGGAGGCATTTGCGCCAATACAGAGAAGGAACGGCCCACAGTCATTGCCAGCGTGTCCGCACAAAAGGCTGCTGCTGCGAGACTTGCAGCGGTCATCAGCGCCAAATCGTTCAGAGCAGCCAGCGATGGGAGTGCAGCATGAAAGAGCGCGGATTGATTTTTAACGGTGAGATGGTGAGAGCGATTTTAGACTGCAGGAAGACGCAGACGCGGCGGATCATGAAGGTACAGCCGGAAAATGCAGAGCTTGGGCTGCGCCGAATTACTGATTCGTCGGTGGCTAAGGAAGTGGGCATGTATTTCTGGTGCCTAGCAGACGTATGCGGTGTGAAGCATCGCTCAAACCTTTTTTCGTGCCCGTTCGGTGCCGTTGGCGATCGCCTGTGGGTGCGTGAGACGTTTGCTACCGGTCTGTGCACCAAAACAACGATTGCGTATCGTGCCACTCATAAACCGGAAGATTTAGAGGATGGATGGTGGGAGCCAGTTAAATGGACGCCATCAATCCACATGCCGCGCTGGGCCAGCCGCATCACGCTGGAGATTACCGGCGTTCGGGTCGAGCGGTTGAACAGCATCAGCCAGGCCGATGCTATTGCAGAAGGCGCCCCGCCGAGCCACCCATCTATTGATGCTGTTTCGCGTGATTACGGTTTCCCCGACTTTTCACGGTCATGGTTCGGTCAGACGTGGGCGCACATCTACGGCGAAGAAAGCTGGCAAGCCAACTCTTGGGTGTGGGTGGTTGAGTTTAAGCGCATCGGGGGAGGTGCAGCGTGAAGAATAAGCAAGCTATTTACCAGAAACTTGAGGAACTGGTCAGCGAAGCGCATCAGTTCGCCTGCTCTCTCGAAATCGGCGATGAGCGTACAGAGGCTTTCGAGTTTTATGAAGCCCTGCGCCGACTTCAGCGCCGCGGCGCCGCAAGCCAGATGTTGGCCGCAACCAGCCCCTTTGCTCCCTATTTTGAAGAGGATTGGGATAACGACGATGACTGGGACGAGGACGACGACTGATGCCCAGCAAGCTTAAACAGCGGCGCTGGCTCCGCCTTAAAGCAGACGTCGCATGGTGGCGCGCTGAAGCTGGCGATCTACACGCCAGGGTGATGGAGCAGGCCGACATTATGGCGGAGCAGGCGAACGAACTGGCGGACCTCCGGCGGCAGCTGGCAATTGAGCGCGGCGTCGCGGCTGATAAGACCACCAGCCAGTGGCAACCAGCAGCAAGATGTGAGGTATGTGTGGAGGGCACGCGCGGCGGGTGCTCCACCTGCGCTTACAACCTGAAGTAAACCGGGTGCAGCCGGTATAAATGTGGAGAGTTCGTATGGCCAAGTTAATGAAAGCGAGCGCCTGGGGGAAGCGTGAGTTTGTTCCAGGTTCGGTTCCAGATAACAGAACGATTAAACGCTGGGTAGAAAACGGCCTGCTGCGCGGGCGCATCGTAGACGGTATGGTCTGGGTATGCGCTGGCGAACAATGGGGCGTTGACTCGATGATCAGCGAAAACGTTCGCAGGCTAATTCAAGAGGATTAAGATGGCCGGCAGACCACGAAAAAGGGAAAACAGACATTTTCCCGACTACCTCTATTTCGACAAAGAAACCGGGCAATACCGGTTTCAACTCATTACCGGGAAGAGAAAAAATATTGGTAGCGATCGGGCTGTGGCGATCGCTATTGCACGCGAATATAACCTCCGCATGCGGCCCGAATCAATGCCATCTATTGAAAGCCTGGTTCGAGAGTCCGGAGGCATTAATGGCGAAGCAAGACCGTTTGCGGAACACGCCCAGGCGCTACTTGATAGAGCTATTCGCGATGAGAACCCAGGCACAGATGCGAAGGCTGTCTGGCTGAATGATATTGAGCGAGTGAAAGAATTTTTCGCAGATATTTACGCCTGCGATATCGATCTGGAGCATGTTAACGGCTACATCAAAAAATACCACAGCGAAGCATCAGCGAACGTGCAGAACAGGAAAGTAAGCTTTCTTAAAAAGCTCTTCAGCTATGCGGTCGATGAGTCGCTTATGATGGATAACCCTGCCGAACGCAAAAAAATGCGTCGCGTCGATTCGAAAACTCGTCGCCGCCTCACCCTGGACGACTTCAACAAAATACACCGCGCCGCGCCGTTATGGCTGCAAACAGCCATGGATCTGGCAATGCAAACCACGCATGCAAGGCTTGAAGTCTCGCGCATTCGTTATTCCATTAAACAGCCAGGCGAAGGCGTGTGTGGATGCGTATGGTTTCCAGAGCCACAAGGGGAAATCTTCGGCACGCTCTACATTCACCGCCAGAAGGTGCAGCATAAAGAAGCATCTCACGTGGCTATACCGATCGGGTCAGTCCTGAGGGATATCATCGAGCGCAGCCGGGATAATGTGGCTAGCCCTTATGTAGTGCATCGTCTTCCGCTAAAGCGAAGCAATCCCACAAGCAAAGAGGTGCGGCATCCAACACAAGTTGCTCCCGATTATCTCAGCCGTTCGTTTTCAGCAATGCGCGACGAAGTAGGCGTGGGGTCGAACCTGCCAGAGGATCAGCGGCCCACTTTTCACGAGATCAGGGCGCTTTCTGCTTTCCTCTTTAATAAGCAAGGAATTGACCCGCAAGGCCGCATGGCGCACAGCGATGCGAAGTCAACGAAGATCTACACAGAGAACCATATTGACTGGGTTTGCGTACCACATGGCGAGATAAAAACAGCATCGTAATGGAAGGTAAAATAAGGGGCTAACTGATTGATGTATATAGTGAGGATTTTGCAAAAAATGCACTGTTTGCATATACATAGGAATGACGCATAAAGCCTTGTGCGACGCGGGTTTGAAGGAGTTTAACTCGTTGTCATGGGGTGTCAGGGGTCGGAGGTTCAAATCCTCTCGTGCCGACCAAAATTTAAATGCGCCAGTCCGCAGCAATGTGAGTGGCACATTACCCCGGAAAAGAGCAAGTCGAGAGACTTGCTCTTTTTATATCTGTCGTATCCTGACCGATGCATTTATCTTTCCCATTCCTGTCAATACCCCTTCTCTTTAGGCAAAAAATAACCAGTCGCACACTGACGCATACCTGTGATTTCATGTCTGCTCGCCTGAAACATTACAGGCAGTCAGAAAGAGATGTCCGCGGTTGATTTTACTGCTCTCCTGCTACAAACCGGCTATTATCTGTACCTGCTAATAGCGAATATCAAATAAAAAATTACACGCACAACAACATCATGTTCTGGTATGCCGCCCTAAATTTTGCCTGGTAAAATAATGACGGAATCAGCATGAGCCGCTCATTGCTTATTACCATCCAGAAATGTGCGATTAATGCGCATTCTGTCAGCCATTTTTGAGCCAAGGATAATAGCTAATCGCGTATCTTACCTGTGAGAGACCTGCACAGGAGCACGGACAGACAGCTACTACATATGAGGGATCTGGAAGGTATTATTTTCCCATCAATCATCTTCAAATATGTTGTTGAAGAAGGAAACTTTTGAACGGGGGTAATGATGAACTTGTTAATATCAAAAAAATTAAAATACTTTATTGTTTGTTTTGAAGCGAAATGCATCAACAGTGCGGCAGAGCAACTGTGTGTAACACGCTCACCTCTCGCCCGCGTAATCTACGAAATGGAAGAAAAAACGGGAGGGAAATTATTTATCAGAAAATATAATTACCTTGAACCAACAGAATTAGCGATTACGCTTTATGAGAAAATCAAACCTGTTTACGACCTCCTCTATTCGATAGAAAACGACTTCAGTATCTCAGCCAAATGCTCCCGGTTTGAGTTACTTTGA